ATTCGCCCATGGCAACCGGATCCAGGCCGGCATCGCCCTGGGCTTCCATGCGATCAAACACGGCATCCAGGTCAACCACCGTGATCCCGTCCACTCCCTCCAGTTCAGGCAGTGCGGCTCGGAGGTTCGCCATTGGATCCGAATGATACGGATTGAAGGCGCGCATAACCTCGGAGTCATCCTGATACTTGTTCCGGTCGTAGCAGTCCAGCACGTATTCGTCGGTGGGCTCACCGTAGGCTTCATCAGGCCACGACCACAGCAGTTCGATGCAGTGGGTGATGTCCCTGGCGGAATCCGAGAAGACGATCCCAGCCACGCCATCGTGATTGAACGTGGCCCAGGCGATCGGCTGACCGTTCACGCCATACTGCCGACCAGTGTTGAAGCGATGCAGGGGGCCGAAGGTGATTCCCTTGACTTCCTTGGTGTTTTCCATTTTCGTCTCCTCTTGGTTGTGGGTGAATGGATGTTTTCATAGGAATATTAATGTATCCATATGGATAGTCAAGAGGCACGAAGAAACTTTTCTGAAAGAATGAAGTCGGCCCTCCTCCATCCCTTCATTCACTCATTCCATCCATCCCTCAAAACTGAACTCCACTGTGTAAGTAAGATTGAGAGATGATATGTTCTATAGAGTTGTTAAGTATATTAAAGTAGTGGATAAGGATAGTTTTAAATTGTATAGAAAGAGTTTTCCGGTCTTTGAGTCTTTCTCCTTCTCTTCCCAGCTGGATCCCCTTAAACCTGGCTCTCAACTGTTCCTAGAATGTGTAAATGGGTCGATAGAGATGTGGATGGGACAACCACCTAAGCAACAACCTTAGAGGCTTCTAAGTAAAAACACTTAGAGACTACGCATTTGGATTAAATATGCTGATTATGCAAGGAATATGCAAAGGCTCAGGAAGGCCCCTAGAATGCCCCAGGATCGTTTTGAGGGTGTCTGGGCCACAACCACACCGGGCAACCCCACTCCAAAACCCTCAATTCACCCTGGCGATGCCCTGGCCTATGCCTCTGGTTCACCCGAGCTGGAAGGGTTGGTTCAGACCTGGAAGGTAGGTTTCCACCCTTCGAATCTTGAGAATGGATGAATCAACCATCGATAATCCTGAGAATTTCAGGATCAAATTATGAACATTGAGCATTGGCGCGGCTTTGCGAGTATGAACAAGGTTACATAATTATCGATATCACAAGCTGCAATCTTTAAGTGCTGCAAATGGTTGACGTTAATGATATGCCAGTCTCGGGACTATGCAAGGGGGGGGGGCCACGCCAGATGGGAAGGGTCATGCCCTCCAGCAGGAGGACCACGCGATCACCCTTGGCGAGCTGCACGATCGACGCGACGACGACGAAGGACGACGACCAGGCGAACCGACCACGCACAGCACATTGGCACGATCGGACCGGCCGGCCGAGGCACCCCCCCCATGCGGGTCCAGGGGCGCCCCCCGGTTTAAATTTCTATGATCCCTCCCCCTATATTCGGGATTTGAAAATTTTCGATGGGTAAGTATGTCCATACAGGACACTATCCAAATTATGCAGAGAATATGCAGGAGGGAGATGGCAGCAGCACAGGCCGTAAGGCGTGTGCAATTCTTTTAATCTTTTGTCTTCTCTTCTAAGGGTAAGGGTGAGGGTAAGGTTGCATAACCAAGCATTGCATAGGGATTACGTAAGGAATGCCCAGGCAATACTCAAGCAATGCCTAAGCATAGGTGAACGTTAATAAGCATACTATTTGGATGCTTGCGGACGTGTGATTTACGAATAACCCTTGGGTATCTGATCCCTGTTGAGCAGGGGTAACACCTGGAGGGTGAAACAAGATGAGAGATCTGAGCGCATTCAAGGACCGTTGGACGGGTGATGCGATCGGCCGGGACGGGATCACGGAGGAGTTGAGGTCGTGCTTCCCGGACATGACGAAGGTGCAGCTGCGGGAGATCGTGGACGAGATCTTCGCGGTGGTGAAGACCGCCCTGAAGAGTGGGAAGCGGGTGGAAGTGCGGGGCTTCGGGAGTCTGAAGCCGTATCGGAAGCCTTCTCGCCGGTCCTACGTTCCGTCGAAGGGGAAGGTCGTCAAGGTGGATTCCAAGTGGGTGGTGAAGTTCACGACCGGCAAGGAATTCAAGCGCGAACTCATGCAGTGTCTTGAGGCCTGAACGGAGAAGTCATGCTCCAGACCCTCAAATACCGCGCCCGTTATTGGTGGCGGAAAGCTTGCCACGCGCTAGGGTTCTGCCCGGCGTGTGGTGAGCGGGTCAACGTGACACCAGCCGGCGCCGTGTGGTGCCCGAGTTGCAGTAAGCGATAGTGCCCGGGGGGCCTCGAGGGGTGCCCCCAAAGATCTTCGACAATGCTGGGACAGGCCCTTGCGCTGTGGCCTCTCCGGTTTCTAGTGGCCTCGCGGAACCGTGTGTCCGTCTCCCCACTTCCAACCCGGGTAAGCCACGGTCCCAGCAGACCTATCAAGCCGGATGCCCCTGCCCGTAAGGATGGGGCCTGCGGAACCATATAACGGGAAGCCGTTTCCTCCTTTGCCGGCCCCGGAAGTTGGTTCGCGTGGTTGCGTCACATCCGGTCTGACCTGGGGTGGCGCCATGGCATAGCGACCGTAAGCGCCGAGTCGGCCGACCCCCAGGAACAATCACGCGCTGCACCATCGGGAGTCCTTGTGACCAAGCCCCGCCAGAACGATCTGAGGCGGGTTCAAGGGCGGAAGCCGGTCCCTCAATCCGGTAGCGCGTGACCTATCAGCCGCGTGTCCCATCCCTATTGCTGCCTGGAAGCTCGACAGGGGACGGATAGGCGGCAACCACTTGCCCAGGCTCGCATGGTCCCTTGCGGACGTAATACGGGCCGGGGCGGGACCAAGCGCACCGATCTGCGCGGCACGACCTGAGATCGGGGGATCACGCAGTTCAGGGAACCCGGCGTCCCTGGCTCTTCAACCCTGCGGGTGCGAAGCGAGCTCTTTCCATGTTTGTCCTTGGGCCCCCATCTCTCTCGGAATCCAGGGTGGGGGCCCTAATTCTCGCAACCAACCCCTGTGCTCGGAGGGCACATGCTCAAACCCAAGTTCTACAGACAGAAAACGATTGAATTGGTGGCTGCGCTGGTTGAACTTCCGGCCGGAAGCTACACCATGACGAATATTCGGGAGGAACTGATCGACAGGGGCCATGCGAACCTGGCTGCTTCAGTGTCGCCCAACACCGTCCAGCAGTGCCTTGAGCGCCTGGGGTGGCACTGGAACCATGGCAAGGGAAACGGATCGATCTGGACGAAGCCTGAGCCCGTTCCTGTCCCAGAACAGCCACCCCTGCTTCCGGTCGTGGTGGATGCCTTCGGGTTCGGCATGGCCCTTGCGAACCTGGAGCTGGGTAAAAGCGTGGCCCGGGGTGGCTGGAATGGTAAGGGTATGCGGGTCCTGATGCAGCGGCCCGACGAATTCTCCAAGATGAGCCTGCCCTATCTCTACCTCGAGTACCCCACCTGGCACCACATGACCCCCGGTGCCCGGGTGCCGTGGCTGGCCTCCCAGACGGACATCCTGGCCAAAGACTGGTTCGTGGTGGAGTGAACCATGGGATGCGAACACGAATACCACCGCTACCTGACCACCATGCCAATCGGGCCAAACCTCATGTTGGCTCCCGAAGCGCACATTCCCGCAGGGTTTTCCGTCTGCCTCAAGTGCCGACGCGTGGAGATGGTCTTCCCTGGGGACAAGGTGCCGACCATCTTCGAGAACGGTGTGAAGTGGTCCTCGGAGCATTGACATGACCATGTTGCGCTACCTCGAAACCACCCCTGAGTCCTGCCAGATTGCGGCAAAGCTGGCGCCGATGGGGTGTATGGACGAGTGGCTGGCGCTGGATGCCGGCGCGGCCCATGAACTACTGGCGCTGGTGCAGGAAGTAGGGAGAGCCCTGAATCAGAACCACTACCTGTCCGACGAAGACTCTAAAGCACTACTTCTAAAACTGGAGCCGTGGATAACTACGTGAATAATAACTACTCGGAAACATATTGAAAACATAACTACTTGACTTTCAAGGCCCCATCCTTTACCGGACGGGGCTTTTTAACGTACTCTTCGGGAATGCTGGCATCAGGTGATGCAAATCCATCGGCCCAAAAGAGGGGTCCGAAAGCGAAGATTCTGGACGATAAGGTTGGCCAGCAGGCCGCGTCTTTGGCAGCGCAGATGGATACAACCATGGGGCAGGCTGCTGTAGGCGGATTACTACGGCCGTGGATGACCTACGGGACCAAGCTGCAGGCCCGAACCGTGGTGGAAGACCTGGGCGTGATCCTCTGGGAGGGAGGCGCCAAGACCACTCAGGAGATCAAGCGGGACCTGATAGACCTTCTGGACCAGGCGGATTCGCTGGTAGCGGTGGTGGATCTCAAGGCTGCGGAACACCCGGAGGATGGGCACTGGTGGCCTAGCCTGCGCGTGGTGCAGGCCTGGCTGGATGAGGACCCCTTCTTCGCCAAGGCCATCGACCACTGGAACCATGCCCGTCAAGCCCGGATCCTGGAATCGGTCATCTGGGACCTGAACAACCCCAAGGCAGGGATGACCAAGGCTGAATTCATGCTCTTGAAGGAGCGGGTGAAGTTCGCCTCGGCGGTCCTGCCCCGCATCGTGAACAAGGGAATGCGGGAGAAGGTGGATGTCGAGACGACCAACAATCATCTCCACCTTTACGCGAACCTCTCGGATGAGGCCCTTCAGGACAAGCTTTCCCAGCTGCGCCGGGACCCCCGGGTAAGGGAACTGCTTTCCACGGCCGAACCCAGGCGAGACACGATCACAGGCGAGATGGTTTCGACCCTTCCTCCTGCGGGATTGCCCGAGGTTGAGCCCTTGCCGTTCAAGGATCCGGATGCGCTCGGCGGTGCGCTGTGAGCGCGGGCGTGTTCCAGGACCAGAAGACCAGGGATCCGGCTGACGAATACCTTGCCCTTGTTGCGGAGAAGCAGCGCCGGGACAAGATCCGCAGGTTTGAACTCTACACCCCATACCCGAAGCAGGCCGTGTGGCTTAACTGGAATGTTCCAATCAAGGCCATCTTCGGGGGCAACCGCATCGGGAAGACCTACACGGCCGCTTACGAGATGGTCTGCCATCTGACCGGCGTGTACCCGGTCTGGTGGACCGGAAAACGGTTCTTCACGGCCATCGAGGCTTGGACGGTCGCAGTCACGGCCGAGAGTTCGCGAGACATCATCCAGAAGGAACTCTTCGGGGATGTTCGCACGGCCCCGAAGACGGGGATGATCCCGAGCGATCTGATCGTGGACTGGTCCATGAGGCAGGGCGTCTCGGACACCATAGATCAGATCTGGGTTCGCCATGTTCCAACCGGTGGAATCTCGGTTGTCAGTCTGAAATCGAACGAGCAGGGCCGCGAGAAGATGCAGGGCACGGCCAAGCATGTGGTCTGGATTGACGAAGAGTGCGATCACGATGTCTTCACGGAATGCCGGCTCCGCACGATGACTGTGCAGGGCATCATGATCGTGACCTTCACGCCGCTGAAGGGCCTCACGTCCCTGGCGAAGTTCCTACTGAAAGAACCGGACGCTACGGTGGTGCGCCGGATCATCATCGGGTGGGATGACGTTCCGCATCTGTCCGAAGAGGACAAGCGGCAGATGTCCGTGGGCCTCCTGCCCCATGAGATCGAGGCCCGCCGAACGGGCTTGCCGACCATGGCCACGGGCCTGATCTACCCCTTCCTGGCGAAAGACATCCTGGTTCGCCCCTTCGACCTCGAGTACCACTGGCCCGGGATCGTCGGCCTGGATGTGGCCTACACGGCGCCCACGGCCGGCGCCTTCCTGCGCTATGACCGGGCCTCGCGCACGACTTACCTGGTGGATGAGCACTATCTGGAACGCCAACCCACGGTGGTTCATGTTGCGGCTATCCGGCGCCGAGGGTGCTACCCCATCCGGATCGACCCCGCCGCGAACCGTTCTGAACGGGACGGGGAAAGCATCATCAAGGAATACCGAGAGGAATTCGGGGATGGCTGGGAAGTGAAGAACGCGAACAACGCGGTCTACTTCGGCATCTCGCGCCTCTATAACGCCATGGCGGAAGGCCGGTTCAAGGTCTTCACGACCTGCAAGCACTGGATCGAGGAATGGTCGAACTACGTCTGGGACGACAAGAAGGTGAACTCGGATGGTCATGCGGTCCCGCGCAAGAAGGATGACCACGTTCAAGACGCCACCCGCTATGCCTACGTGGACATCGAAGATGCCCAGATCGTGAACGGTGGGATGCACCATCGCCACCCGCTCCAAACCTGGTCCCCCCTGGACGAATTCACCGGCTTCTAGCCGCTGGAGGACGTATGCCTGATCCCGCTCTCACCCTCGCTGCAAGCCCCATTCAAGGAGGTCCTCTTTCCACCGGCTTGGCCCAGGGCCCCCAGGCTGGCCCTGTGGGTCCGATCTCTACCCCGCCTGGAGGTATGGGCGGCATTCCCCCCGAAGAGGGCCAGGACGCCATGGGCACCCCGGAAGGCGCCATCGCCGGCACGACTCTCGTCGTGGAGCGGAATTACCTGGCCTCAATGGTGCACGAGCATTTCAGCCAAGCGTCCATGGCCCGTCAGGAACAGGAAGGCGTCTGGTCCAAGTGCCATGACAACTACCGGGGAACCCTGCCCAGGCCTGTGAACGAGCAAAGCATGAGGCTGCGGTCCAAGGTTACGATGAAGATCACGCGCACGAAGGTCGCTGCGGCCGTGGCCCGCCATAAGGACATTGGTTTCAAGTGGGCGATCAAGCCGACTCCCGAGCCCAACGTGATCGACTTCACGCCTTCCCAGCTGAAATCGGTCATGTCCGACATCCTGGCCTCGATGCAGGACAAGAGCCTCGCCGCCGAGATCCAGTCGGAGATGGATGTCGATGCCATGGTCCAGCAGGTTAAGGAACTGGCGAAGTCCCGTTCCAATGCCATGCAGACCAGGATCTCGGACGACCTGGTGGAGATGCGCCACGATGCCTCCTACGACCAGGGCCTCTTGGACGATGCTCTCTACGGAACGATGGTCTTCAAGGGGCCGCTCACGAAAGAGCGCCGGCCCGGAAGGTGGATCCGGAAGGGCGGGGCCTGGGGCTTCCTGGATGTGGATCCGGAAGTGAAACTCTATCGGCCCGAGGCTGAGAACGTGAGTGTGTGGGATTTCTACCCGAGCCCCGGCGCTTGGCTGGTCGAGAAGATGGACTACGGGATCATCCGACACGTCATGGGCCATCGGGAAACGGCTGACCTCTCTGAGCGCCCTGGGTTTGAAGAGGCTGAGGTCTTCGCCTGCCTCGCGGACAAGACGGGCTCCTGGAAGATGCAGCCCTGGGAATCCAAGATCTTCGCTTCGAATGGACAGACCACATCCGTAGGGATGGGCCTGCCTGACAAATTCGAGGTCTACGAGTGGTGGGGCTACATCAAGGTTTCCGAGCTCAAGAAGTGGGGCGGGAAGGTCGCCAAGATCAAGGTCTGGAGCAACCTACATCTTCGCTGGGAAGATGGTGAACCCAACGACAACGAAGTGGTGATCGCCAACATCTGGGTCTGCGGGAATCACGTCCTGCGGGCCTGGCACACCCCCCTGAAGCCCCGGCGCCTTCCGTTCTACGTGGTGCCTTACGAGAGGATCCCCAAGAGCCTCTGGGGCCAGGGCGTGGCCTGGATGATGGAGGACTGGCAGGCGGTCATGAACACGACCTACCGGGCCATGATGGACAACATGGCGATCTCGGCCCTGCCGATGGGCTGGTTCGACCGTTCCCGCCTGCGCTCGGATGACAAGGGGGATCTCTTCCCCGGGAAGATGTTCGAGGTCAAGGACTCGGAGCGCTTGACCATTCCCCCGGTCCAGTTCTATTTCCCGCCGAACAACGTGGCCCACATGCGCCTCATCGCGGAGATCGCCCGGGCCAACATCCAGGAAAGCACTTCGCTCCCGGATCTCGTCCAAGGGATGCAGACCGGAGCCACCCACAACCGTACCGCGGCCGGCATGTCCATGCTGGGCGGCTGGGCCGACACATCCACCCGCTCCGTGCAGAAGAACATCGACCAGGAATACACGAAGCCCTTCATCCGGTCCCTCTACTTCTGGGAAATGCAATTCAGCAACGATGATCGGATCAAGGGCGATTTCGACGTGGAAGCCCTCGGTGTGGAATCCGTCATGGCCGACGAGGTTCTGACCCAGCGCCTTGTCCAGTACGGCCAGATGATGCAGCAGAACCCGGAAACGGCCAAACGCATGAACTGGGGCAAATTCGGGGCCGTGGTCCTGAAGAAGATGGGCCTGGCCGACGAGGACATTACCTTCACGGAATCCCAGGTGCGTCAGAACGACCAGAAGGCCATGCAGGACCAGCTGGAGATGCAGAAGCAGCAGAACCAGCCCCAGTTCCAGCCTGAGATGAGCGAAAAGGACTGGCTCCTGAAGTGCCTGGACCGTGTTCCAGAGGATTCCCCCATCATGGCTCCCCTCCTTCGGAAGGTGCTTACCCAAGGGGGCGCCATGACTAAAGAGATCAATGCGGCCATTAATATGGTCGCCCACAACAATGCACAACTCGCGGCCGGTCAGCTTTCTGATACCGATCAGGCTGCTTTGGAGGCCCAGAATGCGAACGCTGATGGATCTGGAGTACCTGACAACGGAGGAGATGGAGTCCCTTCTGGGGTCCCGGCTG